ATCCAGAATTCATAACTCTGGAAAAACTCGGTAAATAAGCCAAAAGGTTGATATCGTTTATTTTATACTATCAAATTTTATTTCAATTTCAGTTTATTTAAATACGTCCGCACTAGCGTATTTATTTAAACAAACAAAAATTTAAATATTTGATTGAATCTTCCTGGATTAAATTCCTAATTCAATCAACCCCCTACTTTACTTTAAACAAACCCCCTTTTTAAACTTGTCTCTCATTTTATTTAAACATTCCTTTGATATTTACAACGATTCTTAAAAGATGAATGAATATCTTGTTTTGTTAAATAAAGAGCAAACCAATGCTAAAATTAATCTTGCTACGGCAAGAATACAACTTCGTAATATCAATGTTTTATCATTCCCATATATGATGACCGAAGATGAAATTGAATTACTAACTGACTTTTTCAAACGGCCCGTTACAATGAACAACACTTTTGAATCTTCACATCCAGTTGCCGCTTCGCTTAATTATTTTGCAAACAATCAAGCATATGAAGAAGCTGAAGTTTATGGCGATTTTATCGACATCGGTTCTGATTTACGCAATCTCGACAATTTAAACACACACCATTGTGTCTTAGTTGACACAAATCGTGACTCGTATCGTTATTTATCACGACTTGCAAATGATCAATCAATCTTAGCTAAATCAATTGTACGTAACTTAACCATCAATGAACCCTCAACATTTCGTGATGCACGTGTCTGTTTATCTGGCACACAAAACTGTTGTAAACGTGCACGATGTATGGTTGCAGTTAATTCATTATATGATATCACATTTGAACAAATATACCGTGCATTTTCGAAACATAATGCGGAACTGCTTATTGCTTACATGTATTTACCACCTGAATTAATTGATCCATCCTATGCAAAAATTAACAAATCAAAATTTTATCGTTTTATTATTAAAGATGATTACGCATATTTCTGTTTCCCGAATGATATGAGTTTTGTTTATAAACATAAACTTTCAAGTTGGCGTAAATTTGTTACAACAACAATGATTTGTGGTCCTAAATTTAATATTGTTATTGAAGTCATTCGCTCATATGGCCCTTTTTGTAAACTTTATTTTCGTCGCGTCCCAGTTAATTTGCATGCAACACCCGAGCGTTTTCTTCCAATGAGTGATTGGTTTAAAGATTATGTTTTTGTGCCAAATTTGCGTTTTGTTATTGCTTCTGATTTCCAGCTTAAATTCAAACAAATTCCTTTAATTCCTGTAAAGAAACACATTGCGATTGGTTGTTACCGTTTCATCTGCGGTGGGCCTGATAATGTGTTTAGCTTTGAGCGTGCTGCAACACATTTTCGCGGTATGTGCTCAAGAATAGTTATTGGCACGACAGTTGTTCATGAAGATGCCGAGCTTGACACTGAAGATTATGATGATGTTTTACTTTCACTTGTTTTATTAGGGGCTATTTCGCGTGTTCGTCGAACAAAAACAGTCGGTAAAATGATCCATAATATGGATAATAGTTTTGAATATGGTGGCGGTTTTCTTGATGCTTTGAAAGAAACAATACATAATAATTATGTTACACTCAAAACATGGATTTTTGGTAATAAATTAAAACATCGTACTTCGTTTAACGTTGATGATTCAATCGATTTTATGATGATTATGCTGAAACACATTTCTGACAACATTGTTTCTGATACATATGTAGTACATGGATATGAAGTTCTTGATTTAATACAAATCGACCATGCGACTGGTTTGCGACTCGATTTGAGTGAACCACAATGTGAACCACAGTCAAATAATTCATCAAGCAGTGTTCCAAATTCCATCTCAATTTCAAATAACGCAACTTGCAATTTACCTACAAAACCAACAACTCATGTTGAACATAATGCCAGTGTTCTTTCACCTGAAGTTCAACATGTTTATGAAAATGTACAGATGCAATATCAAAAACAACCCGACATTATTCGCAGAGAAAGTGAGTTACAAACTGTCAATACTCTTACTCCACAACAAAAACAACTCCCAGATAAGAATAAAGTTTTAAATTTCATAAATAATAAGATTAAATCATCAGTGAGCATGCAAAATATTGCGCGTAAAAAAGATGAAAATTTAATTTTCAGATCAACAAGAAGTTTAGATAAGATGGAGAATAAATTTCCTGATCCACTTGCAGATCGTTGTGATAGTGAATCAACAATTGTCTCAGAACATTATGTACCTGAAGAACGTGTACAATTAAAATTGACATTTGAATCAGACGACGACAGTTTTGCTGAAGCTTGTGAGCATAATGAAACACTGGAATTTGTTGGTGAACGTATGACAGATATTAATATGCAGTCACCTTGGTTAATGAAAACAAATGAAGCACAACCTTTTATACCCAGTGAACATGAAATTGACTCAACACCCACTTGTAGTTATGCAACTGATAAAACAAATTTAGCAGCACAGTTTTTCAAAGATGCAAAGATATCGAATACAGTTATCCCTAACGAAGTTTATCAAAATAAATACCATTTTCGCGATGTGACTTTTAATCTTAATATTGATTCTGCAAAAGTTGCTGAGGTTAACCGATTATCACGTCAGATCTCTAATTTGCCTGAAGAATGGAAGAAGTTGCAAGGTTATTTTCCTTCGCAAAAATTGATCGATCTACATTTTCAAAGTCGTGCTGCTGCGAAGTGCAGCGATATAATAAAAGTTTTTAACATCAAATATAATACAGCACTTGATTTTGCAATTGCACCTGGTTATTGTGGTAAAATTATGCAAAGGAAGAAATACAAACCTGATGGCTTACATTTTGTTGGTCCAGATGCATTAGAATTACTACAATGCAATATAAAACAATATTATCGTGTCCGCAATTTTAACAATGAAACACTAACTGAAGTGTTGCGTGAATCAAACCGTTTTTATGATTTCATATTTTCCGATGCATATTCAACAATGCATAAAAATGCTGTAAATAATGCGTTTAAAACTTTGAAATATTTGCAAAACAATGGTACGTTTGTATATAAAACATTACTCACTGAATTTGTGCCACAGTACTTTTACAAAGATTTTCAGTCTGTCAACATGTATCGTTCAAAGTTTTCTACCGAAGTAAATTTCGAAATATATATAGTTTGTCGCGGTTATAAACAACAGCGTGTAGTATTTGAAGATTTTGATATTATCGCAAATTTCTATATTGATGACATAATTAAATGTGCGAAAATGTTACTACAAAATAATGCAATCAATAACTTCGTATGTGATCCTGGCGATTATCAATTTAAGAAATGTGAAGTGAACATTAAACAAACAAGTGCAGCCAAATTTTTGGCTGAAATTTCTGCAACAAAATTGAATAAGGAAGAGCATTTTGAGGACTTATTTAAAGAGCTACGTGAACGTTTCAAGCCGCAACTTTTTAATAAACAAATCACATTTAAGTATAACATCATGTCCGGTGTTTTTGGTTGCGGTAAAAGTAATGTTGTTCGCGAACAAGACGATGATATATTAATAATTGTACCAACACGCGAGCTTGCCAACTCTTATTCTAATTTTACAAATGTGTATACACCGCACACAGCATTGTTAGTACAAACACAATTTAAACGTGTTTATGTCGATGAATGTTGGATGTTTGATCTTGGCTATTATTACGCACTCACTCTAACACAAACGAATGCTGAATTTTTCCTTATGGGTGATCCTCGTCAAATTGCAAAAGTTGATTTTGCACAAGTTGGCTTATCAAAAGATGATTTAATACCTTATGAACCACATTCAAACACTATATCAATGCGTGTTCCAATTGACGTCTGTAGTGTTGCCGAGAAATATAATTACAAAGTACAAACAACTAATCCGCGTATGTTTAGCATTTCAGTTTTTAATGGTTCATATAAAGATTTCGTCTTATTTACATCAAATGCAAAAATTCCAACTATTACAGCAAGACAATTACAAAAATCAAATTTTAGTTCAACGAATATGGTTGCAAATACAATTCACGAAAAACAAGGTTATACGCACACGATGCTTGCCTTTTACATGGATTATGCCGATAATATTTTGCTACAGCGGAGTGAATATATTATTGTTTCTCTCAGTCGTCATACTGATCGCTTAATAATCTATGGCGAATGTAACTCATTTAAAACATCAGAGTTAATCTTCTATTCAAGCAATTTGAGATCAATTGTAGATCGTGCTATAATGCCAATTGTTGATTCAGATATTACAATTGAGAAAGAACAAGATAAAATTGTGCTTAAGAAAGAAGCAAATCATTCAATAACTGATAATATTCAAGTTCAAGTAAGTTCAATAATGCATACGATCGATAAAGTTGTTGATACAGTTGGTGTTAATACTGCTTTCTCTGCTATACATAGTACAGCGATTCCTTTAGTTCAACAAGGTCGTGCACACGTTAAACCTGAGGCACTTACAAGACATCATTTTCCAGTCACTGGTCGTGCATTTGGTGATGCGAATACATGTAAACGTTACGATTCAAAAGACAAATTTGCAACTGTGAGCACTGCAATCGCAAGATATGGAATTAAATCAAAGATGTTCAACAGTCTAAGCGCCAATGTTGCTATTGGACAACTTAAAGTCGGTTATTCAAAATGGCTTAAATTTGATGTCGGTAGTATTGAATTTATTAATCATTTTAAAACAACGCCAGAAGAAGTCACAAGACACTTCCGTGACTATGTAGCATCAATGCAACGTAAAGGTGTTAAACCTTCTGAACTTGAGCCAAATTATGATGAAATGTTTATAAATAATGGTATTGCAACAATCAATTTCTTTATGAAGAAACAAAATAAATTTAAAGCTTCACAAAATTTCTTCGAATCAATGAAGGCTGGTCAAGGTGTCAATAGCTGGCACAAATTATTAAATGTCATCTATAGTACATATGGTAGAATTTATTCTGAAAAATTGAAAACTGCATTGAAAGATAATGTTATATTTTGTAATGATGAAAATGATGCGCGTTTCGGAGAAAAATTCGGTGCAGTTCTGAAAGATTTGCAAGAAAATTCAATTAAGCACACCAAAGTTGAAAATGATTTTACTGAATGGGATCGTTGTAATACTGAACCTAATATACGTTTCGGCGCCCACTTACTTTCATATGTTGGTCTTCCGCCTGAATTTGAAGATTTTTATGTTCAACATCGCATGTATTGGAAAACAAAGTGTGTAAATGTCATCACATTACACGGTGAGGTTAAACAACATTCTGGTCAATCGCTCACATTGCTTGATAACACAAACAACAACATGGCGCTAAGCGGTATTCTGTTTGAAATTGTAAAATTGTATGTTGCCGGTTTTAAAGGTGATGATGATTCAATAATTGCTGAGGAGATCATTATTACTGCACGTGCAAAAGAAATTATTGAACAACTTGGTTTCAAAACAAAATTATTTGAACGTGATGTGATTGAATTCACTGGTTATGTAATTACACCTTGCGGCTATTATCCAGATATGATTCGTCGTGCAGTGAAAATGCTTTCACAAGTTTTTGCTGATGAAGAATCATTTGAAAAATATCAACTTGCAATGTTAGATTATGTAAGAATGATTGATGAAGGTGGTCATGAATTGCAATTAACTGGTCGTGCATATCTTTGTCAATATTATAATACACAATTTGCTGAATTAGGTTTACCCGCTAATTCTCAGAACATGATTACCGAACCTGAACTCGAATGCATCGAAAATTTTATGCGGAATTCTTTAAAAATGAAATACAGCGATTTGGTCAAATATGATAAGAATACAATATATGTTGCAACTAATTAACTTTAATTTACATTATTCTTTTTAATAAATATTTTCTTCTTTTAATTATATACTTTTACAAGTTATTTATGGTTTATTTGATTATACGCTATTTCTCTCTTACTCTCTATTATTTAGTTTGCTATTGTTGCTTTGATTTTTAAAATGAATACAACTCCATCAACAATCTCGCCACCTTCAAATGGTGGTAAAACTGAAACTTTCGCTGAAAAACATATGGATAATGATCATTCAATGCAGCTTATGTCTGGTGGTGAATTGTCAATCGAAAACGTTAATGCTGTCGGTTATCAAGGACGTATGAATACTTCACGAAATGCTGGTATCACTGCGTTCAATTCAAGTTTGCTTGAAAATTTTATGAAGTTTCCAACAATACTTTATAATGGTAGTGTTGCAACAACAACACCTGTTGGTACAACGATTTATCAATCCGCTGTATCACCAATTCTATTCAATGCAACTGCGCTTACGCGTGTTAAGAACTTTGCTACAAATTTTCGACAATGGTCTGGATCAATGACTGTGCGCATTATTTTCACAAAACCAATTTTCCTCCAAACTAAAGTGATTGCTTCGTTTATCCCTGGTATCACATTGAATGAAGCAAATTCACTGTCAATTGATGATTTGTATGGTGCACAATATCACACTGTAATGAATCCTGATAATGATAATGAAATGTCTTATCATATACCGTTTATCAGTGGACTCAACTGGCTTGATATGAATGTTTCAACTGGTGTCTTCATTGTAAAATTGTTTCAACCTTTAGTTTCTTCACAACCAACAAACACACCTACTCCGTCCATTCCGTTTACACTCACTCTTTCTTCCACGACTGATGATAATAAATTTATGCCGCTTACATTTCGTTATCTTGTTAACCCAAAATTTGAGAACCCAATTTTGAATTCAAACGCAAATTCTGTAATTTCGACATTGCTTTCACCACAGTCACCAAGTGATTCACCATCATCAATTTATGAAGCCTCTTTTCAAGCATCGCAAACCACGAGCGATCGTGTTAATACAATGGTATTTGTACCAAAGCGTGCAATTGCTGACGTGCTCTACGGATCAATTAAAACGACACTTCCAACTTCCAATGTCGGTCCTGTGCTCGGACGCCGTCTTTATCAAACTGTTGATCAATCTGGTTGTTCATTAAATAATAAAACACAATTGCTCGCAAGTCCAACAACACGAGTGTATTTTACACCAGAAAGTGCTGGGAATCAGTGTTCAATGGGCTGGCCATATGCACCTGCGTTACCATTTATATTGCCTTACAGCGGGGTTGTTCTGAATAATATTATTCAAACTGAATATTACTATGTCGCAAGATTGAGTAATAGTATTAAAATCTTGTTCAACACTTCACAATGCATGATGCCGAACACTTTTGGTCCCGGTGCAATTGGTCAAATATATACATTAAATTTAATCGGCGGTGGCTTTTATTACGCGAATAATTCTTCACCTGATACCGCAATTGGTAATATTTCGTACATCTTTAACAACCTCAGCACTGTCACTTACCGTCAACTTGTTGATGGCTCATTTAATTATTTAATTGAAATGCGTGATGTTGCCGATTCTGGCCCTGGTTTTGATCCAACAACCATGTTAATTGCACAAGGACCTACTCGTTTTACACCATTTTCATTTAAAGCTGAATTTGGATCGCAAAATGTTTTAGATCAACAACGTAAATTGTATGATGCAGTTTTAGATGATGCCGGTTCTGTTGATTCCAACTTCACACATGTGGCCTTTTATTCACGTGGTGACCAGGCTGGTGTTGAAAAACAACTTGCTAATCATAACTATTCAAATTTACTTGTTGCAGATTCAGCAAGTGTTGATTCTGGTTTTGATGATCGTGCAATTGATACTGGCGTTGATATTGAAGGTGAAAATTTTCGTTTTACATTTCTTGAGGTTTTATTCGGTATACAATATGGTGCAAAAGTGATTGGAAATGCAGCTCGCTTTGTTTCCGATATATGCAGTTACGTAACACCTTTCTTTACAGTTGCCGGTCAACGTGTTGGTCCAAATGATTTTGCTGTTCTTGCGCTAACGAATCCTGGCAGCCCTGTCGTTTTCAATGGTAATTTGCTACCAACCCGTACAGTTGTCGATTTAACAACTACAGAAGCATCAGTAATACCATATAATCGACACTAATTGTTTCATCTTTACTTTCATTTCTTTCTTTTTAATAAATAATTTTAATTTCTTAAAAATATTACTCTTTATAATATGTTTCGTTGTACACCTATTTCTGCTTATTTTTGTGGTCAACCTAAAATTGGTAAATCACATCTAATGATTAAATTATCATATGATTTAAATAAATTACTTTTCAATGTGAAACAATATGTTTGTGCAATAACAATGACGACCGAGCATTGGGATGGTTATCATAATGAACCGATTGTAATTTTTGATGACCATTACAAAATGTTTGATGGTGAACAGAAAGATGACTCCACTGCTGTTTTTAATGCAATTTCGTGCACACCTTTTTATCCGTCGTTTGCACATCTTGATCGTAAAGGTATGCCATTTTCATCTTCAATTTTGCTTATTACAAGTAATGTAGGTTATCCACAAACGATGTATTTACCTTCTGCACTGCATCGTCGACACAAACATCATTTCATTGTATTTAAAAATTCGAACATTTTCACTGAGGATTTTAACCATCTTTCTTTTTATTATGCAAAAGAAATAATTGATCCTTGGAAAGGATTGTACATTGAACCTTTCTCACTTTTGCATGATGTTCCGTTTTCAATTCAAGAGTTTAATTTGTTTCCATTTCGCAATTTATATAAATCAGTAACATATCAACAAGTTGTGACAATTATACATAATGATTACATTAATGAAAATGCTATATTTAAAAATTTAATTAAACTTTATTCTTCTAAATAAATATAAATATTTTTAACAAATTCATAACAAATAAAATACCAAAAACATTAAAAATGCAAAACAATATTTTATTAATTACTAAAAAGGGTGAAATTAACACTCTTTGTCAAATTTCAAAATTCCGTAGTCCTATTTTTAGCTATGTTTGGCATTATTCAAGCAAATTACCTACGATTTTAATTGGTTCAGTGCAGTTCGTTGCAAGAAACTGGTTGCTTGATGATACTTCTAAATTAGTCAGATTATGTGACGAAGTTTCAATTATGCTCAACAACTCAGTTTTCATTTCAAAGAATGAATCCCGATTAACCGGAAATTTCTTTGATTTTGGCAATGTTCATGACACTGATCTTGAACATAGTATAGTCACATATTCAGTTTATCTTCACACTTGCGAAGATTCAACTTCACATGTGCTTACACAAAATTGTTTAACCAATTAAATTCACTGTTTGAATACTATCAAACTTTTATAACTTTTCTAATGATTTTTCTTTAGTTTCACTTTCTATTAGCTTATATTTCTCCTTATAAAATAAAAAGAAATTCGCCTGTTTGCTCTGCAAACATTTTCATATACTTATTCCAACTATTCTTGCAAGACCCTGGC